CCGAAGTAATGCAGCAACTTGATGCTGCCGCGAAACAGATTTATTCTTATGGAGCGAATTGAGACAACTATTCTGCGAAACCTTGTTTTCAATGAAGAGTATTCTCGAAAGGTAATCCCTTTCATTGAGCCTGATTATTTTGAGCAAAGAACTGAAAAGGTTATCTTTGAAGAGATTACTCAGTTCATCGTGAAATATGGTGCTGCTATTACAACAGAAGCACTTAGAATTGAACTTGAGAATAGAACAGATCTTACTGAAAGTGAAATCAAAGATGTAAGAGAAATTAGTTCTTCTCTTGATGACTTTCCCGTTGATCAGCAATGGTTATTGGACACTACTGAAAAGTGGTGTCGTGATCGTGCAATTTATCTTGCTCTCATGGAATCTATCGGCATTGCTGATGGAAATGATAGTAAGAAAAATCGTGATGCAATTCCATCTATTCTTTCTGATGCTTTAGCAGTATCTTTTGATAATCAAATTGGTCATGACTATCTGAATGATTATGAGGCACGATATGAGTCATATCATAGAAAGGAAGATCGTATCCCATTCGATCTTGAATATTTCAACAAGATTACGAAAGGTGGTCTTCCTAATAAGACTCTTAACATCGCTCTTGCTGGGACAGGTGTTGGTAAGTCTCTTTTCATGTGTCATATGGCTAGCTCCGTTTTGCTTAACGGACGTAACGTCCTTTACATTACAATGGAGATGGCAGAGGAGAAAATTGCTGAACGTATTGATGCAAACTTGCTCAACGTACCCATTCAAGATCTTACTGATCTTCCTAGGTCTACGTTTGAAAACAAAGTAACTTCTTTGTCTAAAAAAACTCAGGGTCAACTTATAATTAAAGAATATCCTACAGCATCTGCACATAGTGGACACTTTAGAGCACTTCTTAACGAACTTGCACTTAAGAAGTCATTTAGACCTGATATTATTTTCATTGATTACCTTAATATATGTGCTTCCAGCAGATATAAGCAGGGCGGCTCTATCAATTCATATAGCTATATTAAGTCTATTGCAGAGGAGCTTAGAGGGTTGGCTGTCGAAGCCGAGGTCCCTATCGTATCTGCCACCCAGACCACTCGTTCTGGTTATGGTAGCTCTGACGTTGACCTTACTGATACTAGCGAGTCCTTTGGTCTCCCTGCTACTGCTGATCTTATGTTTGCCCTTATTAGCACTGAGGAACTTGAACAACTTGGTCAGATAATGGTGAAACAATTGAAGAATAGATACAATGATCCAACCATCTTTAAAAGGTTTATTGTTGGTATTGATCGTGCAAAAATGCGTATCTATGATTGTGAGCAAACCGCTCAAGACAACATACTTGACTCTGGGCGAGAAGAAGAGTATAATTATGAGGAAGACAAACCAAAGAAATCATTTGAAGGATTCAAGTTCTAATGTATTCTGTATTCAACCCACGCGGTGAAAAAATTGCTGACTGTGGTATCCTTCGTGATGCTGTAAATCTCGTCAACATGAGAAATAATAGATGGGATGGACATTACTATCAGTTCAAACCAGACTATCAAACAATTGATTTAGAATCACTTCCACAAAATCAACTACCAACAAAAGATATTATCGTTAATATGGATGGCGGTGTTGGTGGATCGTGGAAAGAAGTACAATTACCAAACACACAACAAGAACCACTAGACTTATGAGTAATGTTGATACCAAAAAATACGTTGAGTTCGTCAACGAAGTCACCTCGCAAGAGAGTAAAGAAAACAGTGTATTCTTTGAGCGTCTCGAATACCTCAAAAACAAAGATTTTCCTACCGAGCGACTGCTTACTGCTTCTGTAGGTATGTGTGCTGAGGCGGGTGAATTTACTGAAGTTGTAAAGAAAATCGTTTTTCAGGGTAAAGAACCTACTGAAGAAAACATTTTTCACCTGAAACGTGAACTCGGTGATATTATGTGGTATGTTTCTCAAGCATGTATGGGTCTCGGTACTTCCCTGGATGAGATCATGGAAATGAACGTGGACAAACTCAAGGCACGTTATCCTGGTGGGGAGTTTGATGTTCACTATTCTGAAAATCGTAAGGAAGGTGATCTGTGACCGCTAGTAAAGATTTAAAAAACATCACATTAAAAATGGATGTTAGTGGTGCTATTAGACTAAAAAAATATCTAGACGAAACTCATAAAAACTATCCTCTAGATAGTAAACTTCCACATGTTGTTGATGCTAGAAAACTAATCATCACTTTGAACAATATTATTGAAACATATCAAGTAGACGTATGAAAGACAAATCTGTAACAGTTGAAGATTATAAAAAGTATGGAGATGAATTCTTCGACAAATACTTTTATGTTGCAAAACAACTAGGTGAAGGTGCTAAAGCAGAAGACATCCTAAAAATTATGGAATCTCTTGCTGGTGTTGTTATGAAAAAACGGATGGAATCTGAAGGCAAAATTGGTCCTTTTGGTTTTATTCGAAATGAAGATGGAGCACCAGAAATTGAGTCTCCAGAAGAAGCACCAGCAGGTACAGTAGCAATTAAAACAAATGCAAAATGGGCAGCATATGAACTCTGAACCTTATCCTGATGAAATGTTTGACGAAGCACAACGTCGAGAACATGCAAATGAACATCCAGAGATTGCAGAAGTTAATTGGATTGATGATGCTTTTTATGTAGAGCAAACACGTTTTTTGTGGAAGAGTGTTCGTAAAGACACTGGTAAAGATTTTCTATTTGGAATGACTGAAAAGATCGTCACAGACATGACTAGATGGCATCTTAAGTGTGAGCAAGAAGGTACACTTCATCTTTATACTAGGGTTGTTAACAGCGGAGTTGTTGGAGGTAAGTTATGAGTTTGATGCGACGTGCAAAAGGATACACTACAGAAGAGCTTCAACAAATTGCTATTGAAGTTCTTGAAGAACTAAAAAGACGCAAGGCACTGTAGTGTATACGTTTCTAAATTACTTGACGGCATTCTGGTCTGTTGTTATAATGAACTGTATTCAACCCGTTAACTGGAAATACTGCTATCGGGTTGACCAGTGGTTAGTTCCTGAAGTTCATGAAGGATGGAAAATTTACACTGGTGAAACAGTTCCTTATCAAAATGAGAAGGATTATCTTAGGGGGAATTAGCTCAGATGGTAGAGCAACTGCTTTGCACGCAGTGGGTCAGCGGTTCGAGTCCGCTATTCTCCACTTTGCTCATGTGGCGGAATTGGTAGACGCGCTGGTTTTAGGTACCAGTAGATTTATCTGTGAAGGTTCAAATCCTTTCATGAGCACTAAATAAAAATAAAAATGCCTGCCCAAAATAAATTACTAGATTTAAATGAAGCACTGCAAGGAGTACTTTCTAGTGTAAAGGGTATTGATATTAAAGTAAAAAGTGCAACATCATCATCTGTTAAGTATATTGTAAAATCAAACGATAGATCCTCCACGAGAGAAATATTAGAACAGCAGTTGAAAATAAGAAAAGTTGGAAAAATAAGTAGAAAGCAAACTAGTGAATCTTCTATGGAAGTTACTAAGTGTGAGATTAGAGTTGCTAACAAAACGGAAACTCACACTTTTGTTTATAAACCAATTCGTGGTGGAATGTCTCAAACGACATTGAATGCTTCTATAACAGAATTATTTCCGTGTATTGCTTTTATAACTGGAATACGATCAAGATCTGTATCGGGTACTAAAGATTTTTATGAAAAAATTCTTGCTAGAAATAATCCAGGATTGAGTTGTTATGTTAATCCTAGAGATGCAAAGGCGGGAAAAGACTTTATTGAAAGAGCAGAAAGTGGAAAATTTGAAGAAAAAGTTAGAAATGCAATTAACATTTTAAGATGGTTAGAATCTGTAAATAAAAAACATCCCATTCAAAATGTTGTTTGGGGATATAGAGCAAAACCTCCAGGTGTTATGTCGAATCATCCAGGAGACATTTTTATTCAATTTAGAAATGGTAAAATGCTTGGAGTTAGTTTAAAAGCTGGAGGACAAAATACTGCAGAACCAAAATTAAACACATACATTCGTCCAATATATGAACACTATGGTCAACTAGACAAATATGATGAACTGAAAGATAAACTTTGGCCACAGTATTTGGAAATTCCTGGTATTAGTGAGGATGATAAAAAGTTTTGGGGAAAAGCAGTTCTAGCAAATAAAACTTATGATTTTGAAAAAACAAATAAAATTAAATATGATGAATTATATGATAGAAATCTAGCAATTATAAAACAAGAATTGATGAATTTATTGAATAGTAATATGCAAAAAACTAAATCATGGTTACTTGAAAAGGTTGCTCAACAACAACAAGATGTTCCGTTGGTTGTTGTTAAAGCAACTCAAGCAACTGCTAGAAGAGATAAATCGAGTGATGTTTTAGTTGAAGCACTCGCATCAGTCACATCTATCATGGCTCTACCATCATATGGTAAGTCAAAGCAAGGGTGGAATATTATATTGAAAGATGGATCTACTTTAGCATTGGATTTTACAACTAGAACAAACAAAGTTGGTGCAGGGCATAAACTAGGACAATTTGAAAATCTTGCAGTAAAATTTAACAAAGTAAAAGTAAAATGAACCCACAAATTATCGAATTGTTAAAAACTTTTGAATCTGACTCAAAGACAAAAACTGGAAGGTATAATGATTTCTTAGCACATGTTTATTCTACTTTTGATAAACATATTTCACTTTCTAAGTCGGATAGGAATATGAATAAATATAAGAAAATGAGGAATAGTGTCCTCAGTTACATTGTTGCAAACGAAAAATCTATAATTTTAAAACTGAGTAAGTAATGAAGAATTTCTTCCAATTTTTAAATGAATCTACTGCTGTTCAGCAAGCAACCAGAATGGGGTTGGTTGGTGATGGTCATGGTGGTTGGTATGATAAGAAAGGAGAATTTGTTGCTAAAACTGAGAAGGGTCAGCTAAAGTTTTATAATAAGCGTCAGAGAGTTGGACAGCAAGATCCACCACAAACTGACAAGGAAAAGAATTTATCTGCACCATCTTCAGAACCCGCACCACAGCAGCAAGAACCAGTAGCAGAAAAACCACCAATGGTTCCTCCCGAAGTTGAGAAAACAAAGGGGACTCTGACTATTGCTTTTGGTCGATTTAATCCACCAACTACTGGTCATGAAAAACTTTTGGATACTGTTGCATCATCTTCAGATGAAGGTGACTATATTATTGTTCCATCTCGTAGTCAAGACAAGAAAAAGAATCCGCTTGATCCAGATACTAAAGTTTCAATCATGAGACAGATGTATCCAAAGCACAGCGAGAGAATTGTAAATGATCCCGCAAATCGTACTATCTTTGATGTGCTAAAGAAAGCTCATATGGATGGGTATTCTGGTGTGAGAATTATTGGTGGTGGTGATAGAGTCAAAGAGTTTGAAAATTTATCTGGTAATTATAATGGAAAACTCTATCAGTTTGATAACTTAGAGGTTATGTCTGCTGGTGATCGTGATCCCGATGCGGAAGGAACTGAAGGAATGTCTGCATCTAAGCAAAGGAAGGCAGCAGCAGAAGGAGACTTTGCGTCATTCCGCCAGGGTGTACCAAAGTCAATGGATGATAAAGCAGCAAAAGAACTGTATAAAACTCTTCGTGCTGCGATGCAAATCAAAGAAGGTTGGAGTCTATGGGAGATTGCTCCCAAGTTTGATTGGATGAATCTTCGCGAAAACTTCATCAATAAAAAAGTTTATAAAGTTGGTGATATTGTAGAGAATGATAATACTGGTCTGATTGGTAAGATTATTCGTAGAGGAACGAGTTATCTTATTTGTGTCACTGAAGACAACATTATGTTCAAATCGTGGATCAAAGATGTATCTGAAGCAGTAACTAATAGTAATGCACCATCTGGTGTTCCTGCAGATCAAAGATTGGTTGGAACGGATGCTTTTAGAAAGTATGTTGAGACTATGGTTCCAGGAAGTAACTGGGGAATGCAATTTATAAATAAGTATAGAAAAAAGAAGTAATTACATTTCTACCAATGAGTGAAACACCACAACGCGGTAGCCACGCCCAAGGTGCCGATAAACTGCAAAAGCAGGCTTCACAGCTTGCTTATGATGTAAAATATAAAGTAAGACAGTCTCTTGGAAAGGATACTAAACTTAGTCCTGCTCAAGTAGCAAAGGCATATGCTGCTCAACTTGCTAAGTCACCTGCACCTCCAGCAGTAAAAGCACTTGCTAAGAAGAAGTTGCTTGGAGAGGAGTATACTTCTGATATTGCAAATTTAGCAGAAAAGTCTGCTATTGATGCGATGTTTAAAGTTTTTGTTGAGGGCGTCGAAAAAAAGGTAGAAGAAGTAGTTGAAGAAGAAACTTCTGGAGAGAGGACCTATAAGATTAGAGTCACTGATAAAAAGACTGGAAATACTTATGTAAGAAAAGCAACTCGTGCAAAGATTGCAGAACTTCGCGCCAATCCAAACATTTCATCGGTAGAAATGACTGGGTATGGTGATGAAATTAAATCAGATAAATCCAAAGGAAAAGGATTAGATCCAGTTGGAAAGGAAGATAGTGATGTTGATAATGATGGTGATGTAGATAAGTCAGATAAGTATCTGATGAAGCGTCGTAAAGCAATTGGTAAAGCAATTTCAACACGTAAGGAAGAAGTAGAAGTTCCATCTGGCGATCTTAAAAAACTGGTAAAAAAAGCAGTCAAGAGAATTGATTCTGATGTTGATGGTGATGTAGATCATAATGATCCGAAGGCAGGTAAGTTTGGTGAGTTTATCCCTTCTCCAGATGGAAAGAAAAGAGTCACTACTTCAATGGGAGAAGAGTTTCTCGGTGAAGTAAAAGAAAAAGATGATAAAAAAGGAAAACTTGATGTAATGAAGAAAGGAAAGAATCCTGTAACCGTCTTTCCAGATATCAAAGAAGATTGTGGAAGCTGCTCTAATTGTGGTGGTAAAGGATGCGCCATGTGTGCAAAAGAAGGTAAGGATGAGGATTCGAGAGAAGCACCAACTAAAATGACTCTTCTTAAGAATAAGATGAGAGCAAAAGGTATTAAAGTTGCAAGTCTCACTCCTGCACCTAGAAATACGAAAACTTATGATGAAATTGAAGAACAGAGCATCAAACCTAGTAAACCATTTGGTGATGGTGGTACTAGTCGTCGTCATGATGCTCGCCCTTCAATTAGTTCAGAGATTCGTCGTGGTGGTGAGACCGCTGAAATTGAAAAAAGGAGGGATGCTCAACGCGATAAAGCAAATGCATCTGGCGCTCGCGGACCAGAGTTTGTCAAAGCTGCACAGCTTGCGAACATGAAGCGTACAATGCCCGCTAACATGAGGAATTCTTACGAACCAGAAGGTGAACAAATTGATGAGATTGCACCACTAGCAGCTGGTGCTGCTATTGCTGGTTTAGCTGCTGCACCATATGTTATTAAAAAGGTTTTCAAACCAAAGGTAGATAAGGCACTTGATAAAGCAACACAAACAAACAAGATGCCTTTAGCAACGGGAGGAACTCAAGCAGACTTAAGAAAAGTAAGAGGACTTAACAATTCTTTTGAAGCAGAAGGTGAAAACATTGAGGAACGTACTCGTTATGCTAAGGAAACTGGGAAGGATCCTCAAACTGGTAAACCCTCAGTGAAAGGTGGAGAAGAACCACCTTCAGCAATGAAGCATCTTCAGAAAAAATTCAGAGATACTGGTGGTATGAGATCTTCTAGAGGTCAAGCAATTCAACCTCAAGGTAAGAAAAAAGAGAAGGGTAAGAAAGGTCCAAAGGGTGTGACGCCAGTAGATAAGATCAGAGGTAAACTTGCTCGTAAGAGAGCACCTAAGCCAAATATTGGATCTCGTTTTGATTGAGGGAAAAAAATGCCTGCAGTCTCAAAAGCGCAACAAAGATTCTTTGGGATGGTTAGGGCAACTCAGAAAGGGGAAATGGAAAACCCCTCATCTGAGGTTGCCCAAGCTGCTTCCTCCATGTCCAAGTCCGACGTGAAGAAGTTTGCTAAAACTAAGCATGATAAACTTCCTGAGAAAAAAGAAACGAAAGAATCCTTTGAAATTAATCCTAAGGAGCATAGAAAAAATCAACGTCTTGCTAAGATAAGAAATCTTGCAAAGAAAGGTGCGACAAAAGGTGAAAGGTCTGCTGCAGAAAGAAAAACTAAAGGTCCAAAAATGTTTGGTGAAGCATATTATGGTGGTGAAGAGCAGAGAAAAAAGGATGAAAGAAAAGCAGCATATGAAAAACAGTTAAAGAGAATGCTTCCTAAACGTGCATTTGATCAAATGGGAAGGGAAATTGATCCTCGTTCTGGTAAGTTGAAGGAAAGTGTTGGTTTAGGAATTGCTAGAGCGATTGATAAAACTAAACCACCTCTTGGAAGACCAAGTTTAAGGAGAAAAATTAGTGATTCTCTTAAATTAAGAGAAGTTGATAAAGCATCTAAAAAGAAAAGAACATTTAAACATGCAGATTCTCCTGGTAAAAAATCATTCAAAGATTTTTCTAAAGATGTAGAAAAAGCAAAAAATAAAAACTAATTCGCTATATATTGATAGACCACTTGGTACAAAATCATGCTCGCATTTCTCCTCCCTTTAGCATCTAAAATTATTACTGATGCTGTAAATAAAATTCCAGAAAATGAAGAACTTGGTGAAAAACTAATTGAAGTTTGTTTAGTTATTCTTGGTAAGGCAGTTAAACTGACCAAGACTGATATGGACGATAGATTGTTAGAGAAAGTAGCAGAAGCTATTAAAGCTAGATAATTTGTTCGAGGAGATCTTATTTAAAGGTCTCCATTTTTTATAAATATCAATATAAAGAAATTATAGGTAAGGACACATGGCTCTTTGGGGCAATACAGACTTAGTTGCGAATACAAGCACAATCACAATTGATCTTTCCACTGGCGTTGTTACTGGAGCTGCAACTACCTTCAGTGATGCTGGAGTAGAAGCTGGTAATGTAATCAGCATCGGTGTCGGTGCAACGATGGGAGAAGCAGTTATTTCTTCTGTAACCAGCAATACCGTTGCTGCAGTTGCTACTACTCAATATATTACTAGTGGTGGTTTGACCAATATTCCTACAGGAACAACTTACACTATCTCTGAGAAACCAGTATATACTCTCGAAGACAGCAACTATGCTGCTACTGAGATTTATGGTGTAGATACTACTGAGCAATCTGTTGCTAACGATGCATCTGGTGATGCACGTAAATATGCACCTCAGCACGCTGGTTGGGTTGGTATTCAGACATATATGGATATGCACGGAAACTTGAGAGTTAAAACTGAAACTCTAGTTGCTGGAAGCTCTATCACTCTTGACGCTGCAGATAGCGATCAATTCCCTAATGCCTGATAATATATGAGATTTGATGAATTGAATGAGAGTAATTACTTACTCTTTGCTATAAAATTCTACGACAATCCCCAGGCAGTAACCAGGGAAGACTTTGAGGATGACTTGAAGCGTATCAAATATATTAAAAGATTGTTGAAGAGATATAAAAATACAGGTGAGTTAAAAGCACATTTGATTTTAAATCACCTGACAGTTCTCTTTAATGTTTTTGGAGATGCTGCTATACCTTTGTTGTTTTATAACTTGGAGCAAAATCTTTGGTCTACAATTAAAAGTTTTTTGATATTTCTGAACAGAATACCAGAGTATCCTAAGACAATAATTGATGATATTGAAGAAGATAAAAATTGTTCAATACAACTACAGTCAATCTGATGGACATTAATAAAATCATATCTATTGTTAGAAGTTTGAAAGAAGAAGGTGGTCCAACAATGAGTGTTGGGACTGGTGCTATTGCAGGCACTGTTGAAGCTGGTGATGATCCACCTGTTAAAAAGAAGAAAAAATATATTTACGGGACTGGATATCGCAAACTCTGGCAGCAAAAGTAATGGCGTTTGGTCTTGGTAAGTTAGCGGTCCTTGAAAGCAAGCTCGATATCTATGAAGACCTATCAAAAGAGATGCTCGACAAACTTGAGCGAGCAGTAGGAACTATTTCTGAGAACAGCAATAAGATTGCTGTTATCTTGGAGCGTCATGAAAATCGATTGGATGAAGGAGATAAATCTAATCAACTAATTATTAAAATGATTGAAGAGATGAAGTCTCAACATGAAAAAGATACTGAAACTCTTCATGAAAGAATCTCTCAGGTTCAAAAAAAAGTTGATGTTAATGCTAAGTTTGTAATTGGTGCTGGTGCTGTTCTAGCAACACTAATAGCAGTGTTACAAGTCATTCCACCAATCATAGAAGTCTTGACCCCCACCACCCAAACTGCTACAATGGCGTTAACGAAGTAATATACTTTCTTCATAATGGACTTGATTGATTCCAAGTATATTGGACTAGTTTCTTCTCGATTACAAAAATTCAAAAGAGTCAAAGCGGATCTCTACAACTTTCGCTGTCCAATTTGTGGTGACTCTCAGAAGAATAAGAATAAAGCACGGGGATACATTTATCCAGTGAAGAATAATACAAACTTTAAGTGCCATAATTGTGGTGCTAGTTTGTCGCTGAATAATTTTTTGAAGAAATTAGATCCTTCGTTACATAAACAATATACTCTTGAAAAATTTAAAGAAGGACATACTGGTAGGAATTTTGTAGTAGATGAACCTAAGTTTGTTTTTGAGAAACCTAAGTTTGCACAGAGGATCGTTCTTCCTCTATGCAGTGAGGTGGAAGTTGCTAGAACCTATCTTCAAAATCGTAAGATCGATCCAACCAAATTTTATTATGCAGAAAACTTTAGTAAGTTTGTGCGAACGTTTGAGGGTGTGGATCACAAAAATTTGGGTGAAGAGCCTAGAATCATCATCCCTTTATATCGCAAAAAGGATCTCATTGGATTCCAGGGAAGATCTCTAAATTCTAAATCTATTAAATATATTACCGTCATGTTAGACGAGGAGGCACCGAAGATTTATGGACTTGACTCAATCGATGAAAAATTACCAGTCTATGTGGTCGAAGGACCCTTTGACAGCACTTTCATCAACAATAGCGTGGCTTTGTGTGGTAGTGATGGTGACGTTCGTTGTCTTGAGGGAAGCGATATTGTTTTTGTTTACGATAATGAACCCCGCAATAGAGAAATTGTCGCAAGAATTAGTAAGTGTATATCAAGAGGGGAAAGCGTCGTCATCTGGCCAAACGGAATCGTAGAAAAAGACATCAATGATATGGTCATTTCTGGACATAACGTAATTGATGTGATAAAATCTAATACATATAAAGACCTACAAGCAAAAATCAAATTTAACACCTGGAAGAAGATATGAGTAACGGTACGAAAGTTGTTAAGAGAAATGGTAGCACTGAACTTCTTGATTTGAATAAACTCCACGTCATGGTGGAAGAAGCATGTAAAGATCTTGCTGGAGTTTCTGCGAGTCAAGTAGAAATTCAATCTGGAATTCAATTCTATGATGGTATTACCACGCAAGAGATCCAGGAGATCCTGATTCGCTCTGCAAGCGATTTGATTGATCTTGATCACCCAAACTATCAGTTTGTGGCGGCACGTCTTCTTCTGTTCGCTCTGAGGAAGCAAATCAATGGAAGAATGCATGATACTCTTACTGTTTATGAGCACACTCAACAGTGTGTTGAAAGAGGTGTGTATGATCCAGAAATTCTAAATCTTTATTCTAGAGAAGAATTTGATAAATTTGAATCTTTTATTGATCATCAACGTGACTATTTGTTTACCTATGCAGGTCTTCGTCAAGTTGTAGACAAATATTTGGTTCAAGATAGAAGCACTGGAGCTCAATATGAGACTCCACAGTTCATGTATCTTTTGATTGCAGCAACTATCTTTTCAAAGTATCCTAAAGAAACTCGTTTAGACTACGTTAAAAAGTACTATGACGCAATCTCAAAGCACAAAATCAACATCCCAACACCAATCATGGCGGGAGTGCGAA